TAGCCAGTTCGTCGGCTTGGTCGATCGTCTCGAGCCTGCCGAAGAACAGTTTCATGCTTTCGCCATTCGGTTTCCATGCCCGGATGACTACCCAGAAATGGTCCGCCTGAACGTCGATCGTCATGAATCGGAATCTGATCCCGTTCACGACTCCCTCCTCGTCAGTTAGTTTGCCGTCGGCATATTCGCTCATCAGGTAGCCACCTCCAACAAGCTCCTGCCGGTTGTCAGTGATGTCCTCTTGCCAAGGCTCGGCGAGTCGCTTCTGGATGAACTGACGCAGCGGATCGGTGTTGCCCTGCCTCAATGCCTCTTTTGCATCCAGCCACAAAAGTACGATCTCCCAAAGCGGCTTCCGCCAGTTGCATAGGACGTTGTAGTGAAAGCCGATCGAGCCAGGCAGCGCGGTGTCCGATGCGGTCGGGACATAATAAGCCGACTCAGCCAGTCGCCGTCTCTGCTGCGTCGAGTCCTCGATCCGAAAATTGCATTCCTCATTCTGGCAGGCGATGTATGCAGACCTTGCTCGGTCAATGTTCGACTGAGTCTCGTCCTCGAATCCTTTGACGTTGCACAATTGCCATGGCTGCACGGTGCCGCAGTTAGGACATGGAAAGCTGAACTCGCGCTTGTCGGTCTGCTCCCATGCCTTGTCGAGATCATCTCCGGTCACGCCTGCCTGAGATAAGATGAAAAATTGCCGGTTCCATCTGTCATGCAATCGACCGCGCGCCTCGTTCAACATCCCCGGTCGATACTGCCAAGCCTCGTCGTTGAACACGCGGCGCATGGATTTCGATTGGAGTCCGCTCAGGTTTGCGCCGGTCAGGAATAAGCTCATGTGCGGAAATAGGATCTGCATCTTCCGCTTTTTGTGCCGATCCTCGGGAATCAATGCCGCTGTCTCCGGTGTGTTGCGTATGGCGTAATCCATGCGAGTCTCCGCCCAATCTTTCAGATCGTCATCGGTTTGCCCGACAAGCAAAGTCGGACCGGGATCCTCGGCGATGATGTATTGCAGCCCGGCTTCCATGAACGTCGTCTTGCCGGTTCCTATCGGAGCGATGAAGACCACCTCCTTCGCCTCGGCATTCGCTAAGCTGTCGAGCGGTTCGCGTTGCCATGGTGCGTTGTTGACGTGAAATCGCGGCGTAAGTCCATCCATAATGGCAACGCGATCACTTGCCCATTCGCTTGGAGTTAGCGCAGATGGCGGTCGGAAGTTCCGAAAGAACGACCTTTTAATCCTGCGGACTTTCTCTTGATGCAGGTGATTTGAGCTGTTGTCCTTCGTCATAAATTGTTTGGATCACGATTGCGGTTTTCTCGCTGATCAGACGCTTCATGCCGGCGGCATCGAGTCCTTCCAGCATAGGCGGCAGATCCGCTTCAAGCCGCTTGATTGAGTTCCGGACCACAGCCGCGATGCTGTCCATACCGTCCTCGATCTGCATCATTGAGCAGTAGCGTTCCTGCTCCACCTCCAGCGCATATCCAGCCCGAAGCGCATCGATCTGAACCTTCAAAGTTCTTGCGTCGTTGTAAGTCCTAGCCGCCTTGACCTGCCGCACCAACTCCTCAAGCTCTTGCGCGTCTCCAGTCACTCCGCTGCGCTCCATGTGGCTCGCGCCCTCGGTCTTGGATTTTTGTAGGAACTCGATGTAGCCGCGGACGCTGCGCCAAAGATCAAACTGGTTGCGCTCGGTCTTGAAGATGATCCCGTCTTTAGCAAGCTGCCCGATGCGTGCTGAGGTCAGGTTGAACAACCGGCAGAGCTGGGTAGTGTCTGCCTGCGCTGCCTTCGGTGCGACTGGCTTCGGCAGTGCCGGTGCGGTCTTCGCGGCCTTCTTCGCTGGTGACTTCTTCGCGCTCATGGGTTCTTGGGTTTCAGCCATTGATCAATTACGGCTCGCGCTACGACCTCGGTCATCTTCGGCGGCACGCTCATGCCGATCATGTATTTTCCGATCTTGTCGGTCTTGGCTTCATAGTCGTCAGGGAAGCTGCCGAGGCGTTTCCATTCACGGAAGGTCATCTTTCTGCATTGTGTTGAGTGTGTAAAATTATTATGGGTTGCTGTAAGCGTGCACGATGGTTGCTGTGAGTTTGCCTTTTGATGGGAAAATGCATTGTTTCTTCCTTCGTATTTGATAAAGTAGTCAGCATAGCAGCCTCCTTCTTTTGTTTTCTCCCACGCCTTTAAATCAATTCCGGTTGGCTTTGTGTCCTTCTTTTCTGTGTCTGTAAGTTTCTGTAAGTCCTCGGTCGCCTCGCCCACTGAAATCCATCGATGCTTCGGCGCGAGTTTTAGCAATGGCGCGTCAATGTCATTACGGATTGCCACGAAGAACACTCTCTCCCTCCGCTGCGGCACTCCGCAATCAGCACCGTTCAAGAGGAAGAGCTGCGGGCGGTATCCGATTTCTCTGAACCTTGCCATGACCATCTTCGTGTAGCCCTTAGCATTGCCGAGGATCATGCCTTTGACGTTCTCGGCGATTGCTACCCGAGGCTTCAACCGCTCGACGAGGTCGAGGTAGTCAAAGAACAAATCGGAAAGAACCTGCTTCGCCTGTCCTTCACGAAAGTGCTTATCCTTGCCCCATGCCTTCTCCCGGCTTCCGGCCATGCTGAAGGTTGAGCACGGCGGCGATCCGTCGAGGATGTCTAGGGCGAAAAGCTCGGGCGGAAGGTCTGCTGTTAGTAGATCCCGGATCGGGCAGAGGAAATAGTTCGGCGGGTTAAGGTTCTTCTTGTAGTGCCAAGCCATCTCTGGGTCAATGTCGTTGGCAGCAACGATCTGGCAACCTGCTCGCTTGTAGCCCATCGAGCTGCCGCCGCCGCAGGCAAAGGTGGACATCACCTTGATGCCGTTTTGCGGAACGGCTTTCAGATCGGCGAGCATCCATGCACAATCCGGTTTCTTCATAGCTTCTTAGGGTCAAATTCAAAGCCGCACTTCGGACAGGCACAGCCCATCTCCATTGCGTCAACGTCGATCTCGCCGCCGGATGATTCTGGTGCTTCGTTGCTGCGTTCCGGCGGGTTAAGAAACTGCTCGATTGCAAAGGTGTCGAAGCCGAGAACGTCAAGGTCAAAGTCGGCCTCGCGCAGGTCTGCCAGCTCCAGCCCCAGCATCTCCTCATCCCAGCCTGCGTTCAGCGCGAGCTTGTTGTCGGCGATGATGTAGGCGCGTTTCTGGGTGTCGGTCAGGTGCGCCAGCCGGATGCAAGGCACCTTCGCCAGCCCGAGCTTGCTCGCGGCCATCACTCGACCATGCCCGGCGATGATGCCGTTCTCACCGTCGATCAGGATCGGGTTCGTGAATCCGAACTCTCGGATCGATCCGGCGATCTGCGCCACCTGCTCGGGCGAGTGGGTGCGCGTGTTCCGGGCATACGGGATTAGGTCGGCGGTGGGTAGTTGTTCAATTTTCATATCGGGAAAGTAAAATGGTTGTTTGATAATGATTCATGCGTTTTTGACAAAAGTATGGATGACCCCAATGGAGATTTTCGTCAAGGAGACTCCTTAGGGGGGTCTATTCATGCTTTATCAGCGTTAATCCGCTCTCTGATCGCCCTTGCCTGCGCCTCGATAGGTTCGAGGAGACTCAATGCTCGAGTTAGTCGCTCCTTGTCCCAGTTGTCGATGTCATCCTTGATCTTGCGCTGCCATAGTTTGAACGATTGATGAATTCCTTCGATTGTAATGATTGCTTTTGACTTGTCCTGAGCATTGATTGATTGGCTTTCATCCTTCATCTCAAGTCCGAGGAATAACTCCATCTGAACTTCTGTCTCAGCAACGTAATCAATGCCAAAGTTCTTCTCACCATAGTCGCGGCTAACCCTAAGCCACTTGCTTGCCATTTTCTTAGCAAGAATAATACTACTATGTAAGTTCGTCCAAGATTCTTTATTGGTTTCTTCTGGAATAACCAGATCCTTCTCATTGATTAGCGTTAGCATTTGCATTGTTTTGTTTGTTTGTTTCTCTTAGTTTCTTATACATCTCTCTCTTCTTAGTTATCAATGGATTCTTAGCCTGTTCAGCGTATATCTCTCGTGTATCATTGTTCTTCCTCATCTTAGTGATATCGATCTGATATTCATTGTTGCTGAGGACATCACGCCAACCTACTACATAATGTGACAACAAAGCTCTTGAAATCTTTAGTTCATCGGCTATTTCCTTTTCACTCTTTGCACCATTAAGTTGGTCAAGACCAGTAGCAATAGCCAATGCGTTCACCATAGCTGGAAGGTTCTTGCTAGCCATGAGCAGTCCGATGACGTTGCCGAGGATTAGAGCTGCCTGCCTGATGCCGATGCTGCTGCGATCGGTAATGATCATGCTGGCGACCTTTAGGCTGACGTTGTAGCGATCCGCAAGAATCTCCTCCTCTGTGTCGATCAACTCCGCCATGTCTGGTTCGTAAGATGTGAGGTTGTCGATTATCATGGTGTTGCATTGTTTCGGATCTCGTCGATGTATGTGGCTTGGATCCACTTAGGTGGCTGGCGTCTGCCTGATCTCCAGTCGTAAGCCGTCGCTAGGCTGCAACCGATCGCGGCTGCGATCTGCTTCGCTGAATAGCCGGCGATGGCTGACTGAAATGATTTTGCTTTCATCTTTGCGATCATCTAAACGATTGTTAATTATTTGTTATGGTTTGGCAATAGCAAAGTTTCACGCTGTTATTCCTTTCCTGATATTGATCCGCTCGACGACTAGGTTGCGCTCGGATGTATGCTTGTAGGCGTGAGCCAGCGCTCCTCGGCGTGTCGGTGCGGCGACTAGGTAAGGCTCGCCTGACTCGCTGACGAACGCGACCGCGTGCCATTGCAGTCGGCTCTGCTTGTTGTAGATCCCGGTCGGTGATGGTTCGAGTTTCGTTTTCATACTGTGTCGATGCCGGTTTCTTGGTCGGTGAGGTTGTCGGATGCTTCGTTGAAGAGATCGACGATCTCCTCGATCGTGTAGTGGTAGTGATATGGATTCGGCGCCATGCTCTCGACGTATCGGATGATCTGTGAGAGGAGGTATGTCGGCGGCTCGGGTATCGAGTCGGGCGGTGCGGTGTATCTGGTGAGGTCTTCGTATTGTGGGTTAATCATAGTATTGTTTTGTTGGTTGTGGATTTAGCAGTGTTCAAAAAAACACTGTTCAAAATTAGTGAGATTGCATCCCATCGTCCCCCAATCCCACTCGTTGGGGGTAAGATTCTAGTAAAGCTACCCAACTTATGTTTTTTCGTTGATTTTGTGAAAAATGGGTAGCCATTCTAGATAATAAGGTGAACGGGTGGGATGGGTGGGATGGTGGGATTGGGTTCAGAGCAAAACTGGGTTTTTTTCCTCGTTTTGAACACTGTTCAAATGGTGTTCACTTGTAAAAATGAGGTATTGTTTCCGCTCTCGATGCTCCTTGCGGACAGGATCATAATCATGCGAAATGACCCTTGTAATGCGCATGCCGTCGACGCTGATCGTGTCGCCTTCTTGATCCTTGAATAGTTTACCCAGCAGTCTGCCTACGCGCATGTCGATTGACTCGCTGAATGTTTTCGCACCTGGTAGTGGGAGATCATGATCTTCAGAAGCCTCTCCAAAATCTGCTGCTGTGAGAGGCTGACCATCGTATCCAGCATTGATGATTGCTCTGGCGATGTCGCGGAGCCATTGTAGGCGCGGGTTAGCGGTGCGCATCTGCTCCTCGCGGTGTCCGTCAAGTAGCGGCGGCAGCCCGAAGATGTTCTGAACAATCCAGTCCATTGATTGGCACCATCGGCGAAAGTCATGCCTGCGTTCAGTTGTAAGCGGTCGATCTTGTGATGCCCATTCACGGATGACCGCATGGACCGCTCCAAGGTATTTGGGTTGATGAGCTTTGATATGAGAAACGATGTCGCCTTCTGGGTAAGTCTTGAAATAATGGTTGTCCGAGCGTTTTCGGATTCTTGTGATGACTGCTCGGTTGGCAAGGTCACGGGTCAGTTCGGCGCCGTTAGTAGAAAGCTGCCATAGAAACGGGGTCACGTCGATGTCGGCCTCGGCACGTAGGGCGCGCGCGGCGACCTTGCCAAGCCCTCGGATGGCGGTTTCCATAATCTGCGAGTCCATGCGACCGCGGAAGTTGTCGAAGCTGATGAAAGGTCGTCCTGTGATGAGTGCGCGTGAAACTCTTTCATCGAGGCTTCCGACTCCACCGGCTGCCTGTGTTATAGCGCTTGGATGTTCGCAATAAATGGCATGGATCATTTTGAAGCGAAAGCTCTTGCCAGATTGTGACTGGTCAGCCTCGGCAAGGTCAAGCGGGAAGTCGTCATCAATCCATCCGCCCATCTTCATAGCTGGTGAGATCAGCGAAGCCATTGCTCGGCTTGCATCACCTCCATCGGGAAAGTCGAAGTCAACAAGAGCATCAGACAGTATCTCAATAGCCTCGTTTAAAACGACCGTTTGAACTTCATCACCTCCGGTCACAAACGTCCCTCCAGCGTGCGGATGGTAGCCTTTGCCGATGACCGCTGTCCCACGATCGCCGTCAGGAATAAGGACGGGTGATGAAACCATCTGCCGGATTCGAGGAAGATACTCCCGTGCGCCATCTGATGACAATGCCACGTCTGCGGATGAAGCTGGGAAAGTTGCTGACCTCCAGCGCATCGTGCCGTCCTCTCGTGCCTCTCTGCGCATCACCTTCGCGCCGAAGGTCTCGATAAGTGACACAAGACGTTTTGCGGCCACTGGCACCATTGCAAAAGCGTCGGTATCATCTGCGGCGACCTCGTGAACCATCGTCCCACGCATGAAAAGTCGGTTGGTCGGACCGATGACCGCGAAGATGTGACGTGCCGCTAAGTCATGACCGATCTCACCAGCAGGGACTGGGAAGACGTGTTCAGGGATACATGTCGGGTTTTCCTCTGCCTCCTCGACAGTGCGTGGAGTGGCTGCATTTTTGCGTGGCGATGAGGTCATGGATACTGGTGGAGGTGGACTCCATCCATGTTCTTTTGCCAGCATTACCAAGGTAGCTGCGTGGACATCGGTCAGGCGGTTTTGATATTTCGACGCATACTCTCCTGGTTGTTCTTCTGGTGACCAGTCGCAGAGAGCTGCGGTGCCTTCGGACTCACCTATGGCATCCCAAACAGCGGACGCGATCTTGATCCATTGTTCATATGTCGGGCGCGATGGGATGACCGCAAGCATCTCGCGAGCAATGTCCGGAGTGATCTCAGTAAATGCCCTTCCACCTTTGATGACCATGCCTTTTTTCTTGGAATCTTTGGCAGCCTTTGGTAACTCAGGTGTCACAGCCAGCGGCTCGAATACTGCGGTGCGCTCAAGGTCGATCCATGCGCCGGGGTCGTGGCTGACGAACATGAGGCGGACTGGATCCTTGCAAGCCTCGTCGATCGTGAGGTTGTGGGATCGGAAATGATTGCGAGCGGCGACAAACGCAGCGACGTGCTGCTCCTTGGTCGTGCAGATCGGGATCCGAGCGATGCCCTTGACGCCAGCCCCAGATGGCGAGACGAAGGCGGCGACGATCCGCGGTTCGGCTTGCAGGATCTCGACAATCTCCTCGACCTCCCAGCCGACATTGTCGGCGGCGTCGAAGTCGAGTTGCAGGAAGCCGGAGTGAGAGAATCTGCCCTCCTCGATCGCCTTCGCCCTGCGGCCTTCGCAGGTGCCGGAGATGCTGACCGCTTGCAGGTCTTTCTTGGCGACTGCGTAGCCGTCGTCATCACCGGCTGCGAGCGTGCTGCGCAGCTTGGCGATCTTGCTTGCGAACTCGTCGGACCGGATCGCCTCGATGAGGTCAGTGAGCGTGGTTGTATCCATCGCGGTAGACGCTGTGGCGGATGAGTAAAAGTCGATTTCGGGATGTTGCATGATTGTTTTCATTTAATATGGAAGGTGCATTAGTGGAGTAACTTTACGATGCCATTCTGTGTGGCATTTTTTACAAAGATATGATGTAGGCCAGTTGTCAGCATCTGTTGGGAATAAATGACGTGGCGCCCAATGATGAAGTTCCGCCCCTTTTTGCAAACATTTTACGCATGTCTCTTGTTCGTCTTCAAAACAAGGAAAATCAGAATCTCCTACAATTTTAGCAAAATGATCTTTTTTGATTGAATCTATCCAATGGCAATCAGGACATACTTTGCCATATTGTAATGCGCCGCTCCTTATTCTGCGTGCGCCCCAAACTAAAATAACGGTCTTGTTACCACCGTAATTTGACGCACATCTTTTGCATTGCGTCTGTATATTTCTCCAATATGATAAATCATTCATAATTTAAACAGGCGCGCCCCGAGGCAAGAGCGTCTGACTCCCAGCATTGCCGGGACACTCTCGCGCAACGGGGCGCATTTTGTTATCGTGATTTGCATCGGGTCAGATCCAATGGCCGCAAGCGCGACGAGGTAAGAATACGTGGCTTTTTTAATCATGCAAGGTTTTTCTTTGTCATGAGCTCTTTTTCAAGCTCGCCTGGCTGATACATATCAGCGATCCCGACGCCGTTGTGGATGAGTTTTGGTTGAGTTTTCTTGATGGATCCCTCCATCCGTTCGATCTCGCGTTGGATATACCAAGCGGCCTTTTTGAGATCCTTGATCTCGCAGTCCTTCTCGCCGGCGCGCCAGATGTATTTGATGGCGTTGCCTCGGCAGAAGTTAAAATGCTCGGTGATTGTGATACACTCGACGCCGCTAGGGTGGCTCTTGTAGTGCGGCGGATGGTTGACTAGGTCTGGTTTCATTGTTCGTTCGTGGTTAAATTTGTTGCCGATTGACTACAAATTACAATGTCGCCGCTCGACCTCATCTGCCTCATCGCCTCCGCCAGCCTGTCCCGCTGCTCGGTGACTGCAGTTAGTTCTTCATCTAGGTTTTGAGCGTAATGGATTCTCGTTTGCTGCCCTTTGATAAAATCGTTGATAATTTCTGGAGTACCGCCCCAGCCGTTTAAGATACTCCATTCAGATAGTTCCTCCCTTGCTGCGGTTAGTTCGCGTTCAAGTGTTCGGGCGTGTTCTGCTGCTTCAAATGGTTCATCATGAAAATCCCATGTAGAAGTAAATTTATCTGTTCTCGGTGTGTCTGTGTTCATAGTTCTTTCGGTTGGTTGTTAAAGTTTTCGATACCACAAACCTACATAGGAGCGTAGTTTATCAAGGCGGCATTCTTTAGGTGAACAATCTGGCGTTAATGCAAACAGCTTACCATCACGTTCGATGATTTTTGATTCGACTCGTAATGGTGGGATTCCAAAAGAGAAATAGATTTCATCCCCTGCTCTTGTTGGTCTGCCGTCGTCGTCCTTATGATACTTCATATCTTCTCGCTGGTTGGTGGGTTCGTGGTTAGGGATTGGAGGGCTTCGCGGGCGATAGTCCTTACAGCATCCATCCTGTCATGGGGTGTTATAATCCAATCACAATCAGCTAGTTTTTGCAAAGCCACCGCCAGCCTGTCGCGCTGCTCGGTCAGCATCTTGTTTTCCCTCCTCAACACGCAAGTCCACCGTTGGCATTTGTCATGGCAGGTATGTATTCCTGACAAATCTATGCGCTCGATCTTGGCGCGAGCAGCGGTAAGTTCGGTGGTAAGTGAGTTGATTCTGTAAGTGAGTAGGTTGATTGCCTCCTGATGCGGATCCTCCGCCATTAAGTTTCCAAGTTCTTGTTTCATGTTGTTTTGGTTTGGATATTTTCAATTCATGCGCTGGAGAGCGCGGACAGCCAAGAGCATTCCGCTCTGGGTGTCAGATTTGTCGCGGAGTGCCTCGGCGACTGCATCGTCGATCGTCCCTGAACAGATCAGTCGATAGATCAGAGTCTCGGCTGTTTGTCCAGTTCTAATCAGCCGAGCGTTAGTTTGGACGTAAGTTTCGTGGGAATAGGTCAGACTGACCCAGATCGCGATCCTGCATGAAACTTGCAGGCCGTCGATGCCGTGGCTAAGTGATCGAGGATCGGCGACCCAGACTGGGATCTTGCCAGCCTTCCAGTCGTCGAGGTTGCGCTCGTCGAACATCCTCGCACCGCGGATCGCATCGAGGACTCTGGCGGACTCGTGCTTGAATGCGCAGAGGACGAGGACAGGCTCGCCTTGGTGCCTGTCGAGGACGCTACGGAGTGCGGATATCTTGGCGGTATGAACTGGCAGGACGTTGCGATCGGCATCGTAGACCGCGCCTGAGGTCATCTGGAGGAGCTTGTTGACCAGCACGCCGGCGGATGGTGCGGTGATCTCGCTATCCTCGATCTCGGCGAGCATCTCCTTCTCGAGCGTCTTGTATTGCTTGCGTGCCTCGGTTGGCAGGGTGACGTTGATGTCGACCACGCTGGACGCTGGGAGGTCAGTCGGGTCGCCAATCATGACGAGCGCGAGGTCTGCGAGTTTGCCGTCGATCGCATCCTTTGAGCCGGTGACCAGCTTGTAGGTGTATCCCATGTAGTCGGCAGCGTAGAAATAGGCGTCGCGGTAGCCGGTGAACGTGCGACCGAGGCGCTTGCCGTCGTCGAGCATTTTGACCTGCATGAAAAGGTCGAGGTAGTTGTTCGGGATCGGAGTGCCGGTCAGACCCCAGCGGCGGTCAATGCCAGTGAGGTGCTTGTGCAGCGCCTTGAAGCGCTTGCTCTGTGGGTTCTTGGCCAGGCTGAGTTCGTCGATGACCAGAGTGTCCACCGGGCAGACGAACGACTTCGACTTCGGGAACATGAGCGGGAGCCGGTTGGGGAGGAGTTCGGAGTTGATCAGGTAGATGTCGGCGGCTTGCTCGTGCCACGCCTTGAGTCCCGCGGCGGTCCGCAGGTTGGCCACGCGCAGCCAGCGGGTGTGAGACCATCGCTCGACCTGAGCTGGCCATGTGATCGAGCAGACGCGGAGCGGTGCGACGATGAGCGCCCCTCGGAACTGCCCTAGGGTTGCCAGCGCGTCGATCGCGGTGAGCGTGACGACCGTCTTGCCTTTCCCCGGGCTGACGAAGAGAGCGGCCCTGTCGTTCTCGAGCAGGTGGTCGATAATCGGGATCTGGTAAGGGAAAGGCTTGAAGGTCTGGCTCATGGTTTGTCTTTGAGTAGTTGATCCATGAGAGTCAGAAAAGCTCTGGTTGCAGTTGCTGGGACGACTCCATTTCCGAGCAATCGCAGTTCGTCAGTTCGATTGTCAGAGGTGACGAACAGCTCGGCATAGTCCATCCCACTGGAAGGCCCATCAGAGTCTCCACCCAGCGTGGATTCAGTTTGCCCGTCCCAGTTTGAGTTTGAGATTTTAGAGTTGGTTGCCCACCCCCTAGTCTTTCGGGATGCATTGGTTTGGTTCTGCAATCTGCCTGCGGTGTTGCCCAGTTGCCTCCCCTCACCTGCTCCTCCAGCACCTTCCCGCCAGTCCCCGGCACTGGACTGCTTGGGCATCCCGCCCTCGGCGTTGCCCATGTCTCCATCACTCTCACCGCATCTTTTAAATTCGTTCCGTATGCCACTGGATTTTCCTCTGTATGGTTGTGGTATCTGCGAAACTGACCATTGACCAGTTCGGTCTTGTACGGGCCGCCAGTCACATCCTTGACTGCTGGTGTTGGCCAACTCGCATCCGTCTGTGGCATCTGTTGAGGAGTCGCCCATTGATGTACCTCCTCCCTCAAGTTTTTGCACCCGCCCTTGTTCGCCGCCTGACTTCGTTCCTCTGGCCTCCTCACTACATTGATGTGATCCATCGTACTCGGCGTTGCCCACGACTCTAGGCGGCTCCCATCCGTGCTGGGCTTGACCTGGGCGGCTAGGCCAAGCTCTCCGCGTCTCGCCATCGCTGACAGACAATGACTCTGCTGTGAGTTTCCACCAATCCGATAACTGTCCTCGTTTGCCGTCACGGTCGGCCAGGATAAACACTCGTTTCCTTTGGTGAGGTGCGCCGACTTCACGCGCAGAGAATACTCCCCACGTCGAGTTGTAACCAAGTCTTTCCAGATCTTCAATGACCTCTCTGAGTCCAAGACTGATATGTCCTTCGACATTCTCGAAGAAGACGACTCTGGGTCGCATGGAAACAATTCCATCTGCAATCCAAGGCCAGAGGTGTCTTGGGTCGTCTTTTCCGAGCCGCTTTCCAGCTGCAGAGAATGGCTGACAGGGATAACCTCCAGAGAGGATGTCCACGCGGTCACGAAACTCTGACCAAGGGAAGGTTTTAAGATTCGTCCAGATAGGAGCTGCGTCCAAGAGTCCCGCTTCCATTTTTGCGACCAAGTTCGCGGAAGCGAAGGCTTCGATCTCAGAAAAAGCGACTGTGCGCAGATTTGGGATTGCTCTTCTGAGCCCGAGATCAATGCCGCCATATCCGGCACAAAGGCTGACGTGTGTAGTTGTTTTGGTAGTATCCACATTTTTTAATTGGTTATTTGTTATAAGAATGCTTTATCATATAATTAAAACAAACTGAGCTGTGAGTTTGCGTTGGTTAGATTCTGGCAAGCCTGATTGAAATATGATTCTTTCAGTTCGCTACCGATGAACTTGCGACCAAGCTGGATCGACTTATACCCCTCACTGCCGATGCCGGTGAAAGGAGAATAAACCAGATCGCCGGGGTTACTCCAAAGGGTCACGGCGCGTTCGATAACGTCCAACTGCAACGGGCAAATGTGCTTTTCGTCTTTGTGATCTTTTGCGCCGTTCTTATTTAGAACATTGCCTTGATCAACTGTCATCCATACGGGACTAGCTACTTCTTGCCACCATGAAACTGGATAATCATTGGCGTTTTTAACGATTGGCTTTGGATTCTTGCCGGGTGCTTTAAAAACAAGAAGATAGTCAGCGCATCCAACACGAGAATCTGACGAATCCTTTTTTAGTGTTGCATGAAGCAATCCGTGAGCCTTAGTGCGTTGCATCTCGGTGACGGGCGATTTCCAAATGCAGATGCGGCTATGAAAAAGAAACCCATGCCGCCAAAATGCGCGGATGATTTCGCCGCTAAAGTCTTGGAATTGAATTGCCCCGTGTTTCCATTTTGTGGCGAGCAAGTCAACGCAATGAACCGCAACCTCACGCCCCGGAACCATGATACGTTTCATTTCTTCGATTAGGATTTCAAAATGTGCGGTGAAATCTTCCAACCCGTCACAATTCCCCATGTCTTGAGGGTCATTTGAATAGGTGAAAAGATCAGCAAACGGTGGCGAAAAGACTGAGAAGTCAATCGAATGATCTTGAATCTCTTTTGCTACCCTCACGCAATCGCCGTGATATACTGTCCAACCGTCTCCTGTCTGTTTATCAATGTCTGTTTTCATAGTGTTCTTTTTGTTCGATGATTCTCTAAAGCATTCTGCTGCAATCTTCATTTGTGACTGCATTTCCTCGTGTTGTGCTATCTTGCGTTTAATTGTTTTCATAATCGCGCCCTCAGTTGTTGCGTGTACGATGTATCCGTTAACCTCGCGCTTTTGTCCGAACCGATACGATCGACGTAAAGCCTGATAGAAGTCCTCAAATGAATATGAAAGACCGACAAACGCCACGTTTCGGCAATGTTGCCAATTCATCCCGTAGCCAAAGATACCGCTCTTTGAGATAAGAACTCGATGTTCACCTGATACAAACCCGTTTGCGGCGTTCTCTTTGTATTTAGCGGTATCACTTCCTTTGACTTCAATGCCGTCTGGAATCGCCTTTTTTAGCATATCACTTTCGAGGTTTGTATTGCACCAAACGATCCAAGATTCATCCGAGCTATTGACCAACTTCGCAACTTCATCAACTCGCTGTTGAGCAGTCATGCGTAGTTCTTTGTGCATCGTGGTAGCTGATAAAGTTGAGATACGAAACATCTCTCCATCATCCGCTCCTTCAACTTCATCCACGTCCACGATAATCGTTTCAAGATTCAGCTTAGGTAGATCATATCCGTCATCTGGATATCCAATGTCAGAAGGTTTTGAGATACATGCGGCCCAGCTAGATACCCATTCCCAAAATGTAGTTTCTGCGTGTTTTTTCAATCTCCAATCGCCAGTATTGAACGTGTCATTTACAAAGTAAGTTGCCAGCATTTGCATAGGTGAACAAACGCCAAGGAAATCAGCGTGCTGCCCAAACTCAGTATAGTCGTTTGGCGATGGTGTGGCTGTGCAGCAAAGACGAAAACGAGTATCTGAAAAACGATCCGTCAGCCGTCTGCGTGTTTTTCCTGTAAAGTTTTTAAGAATACTTGATTCGTCCAAAACTACGCCACCGAACTCAATCGAATCAAAGTGATCCAACTTATCATAGTTCGTGATATAAATACTAGATCCGTCGATCTCTGATTCGTCAGATACTACCTTAGCCTGATATCCAAACTTTAAAGCCTCTGATTCAGTTTGCTTTGCAACTGCCAGCGGTGTCAGAATCAATACTGGCTTTTTAGTATGGATTGATACTTGATGCGCCCATTCAAGTTGCTGGAATGTTTTTCCTAGTCCGCATTCCTCAAATAATGCAGCACGTCCTTTCTTGATCGCCCATTGGACTACTTGCTTCTGCCAATCGAATAATGGCGCGGTGATAGGTGATGGGTCAAAGCCGTATTCTTGAGCTTTGCGTATTTTGTTTTTAATAAAGGAATCATAATCCTTAGTCTTTTGTTTTTTCATATTTTTTAGTTTGTTAGTATTTATGGAAAGATGATGTTGATTTGATCCTTGCCGCGTTCGATGTCGTCGCACCATGCGACCGCCATGCCTTGATCGTTAAGGTTAGTGAGCCATCTCAACTGCAGCGCGGTCGGATGCTTGCCCGGAGCTTTGAACTCAACGAACAAGCACCGACCGGCGCGGATAAACAATCGATCCGGCTGCCCGCGCTGGTTCTGCCCAGCGAGCTTGAGTGACAAGCATCCTTTGAGCTTCGCATAGGCGCAGACCGCCTTCTCGATGGTTGACTCTCTCATGGTTTCCAAAGGTTGATGGTTTTCAGAAAAGCCTCGGCGCGTTGGGCTGCGGTTGCATAGATGGATTCTCCACCCGTTAAACTACTTAACTCACTTTCGTAAAGGTAAGCATACACCTGCCCGTTTCTTTTGTTTGGCTTACTTCGGATTATCTTCTCCGCTTCGTGCATCGCGTTTAGATCGTGGAGGTAGTCTGGAATACATTCCATGTCCCAACCGCTTTCTGGATCATTCGGCTCAATACAAAAGAATCCAGCAGCGTCATTCTCAATACGCCACCCACAAGCCTCCGCAATCGCTATTCTTTGTTTTTCTGCGTTCATCGGCTGCTGACGATTGGTTTTGAATAAGCGCGGATGCCGAACTTGGCGGCGGTGGCTGCGACGTCCTCGCCAGCGTCGGCGAGCTCGCGGAGGAATGTCAGGACGGTAGAGCGCTTGATCTCAAGCGTGACGAACTGCGGAGCGAGGTCATAGACTGCAGCGAGATCAGCGACCTCGAAGTCCCAGGCGAAGCGGATGCCGCTCGCGACCTTGGTCGAGGCGACCTCGGCAGATGCTTCGAGCTTCTCGGCTGCTGCCTTCTTGGCAGCGATAACCGCAGCGATCCCACCTTCTTCAGCGGCCTCGCGCGCCTTGCGAGCAGCCTCGAACGCTTCGCGCTCGACCCGCTCCTTCTCTGCCTTGATGCGTAGCACCTCCTCGGCGTGGTTGCCGATGAGCTGCTTGATGCGTCCCTCCTCGGCGGTGATCTCGACAAGGAAGTCGGCAGCGGCTTGGTCGATCATCTTGCCTATGCGGTTGACCGGCTCCTTGACGAGCTTGCGCGATTTCTCGACCTCGATGCGCATGGCTGCGAGGGCGCGGGTGTGGCGCTGAGCGTCAGAGCTGTCGTCGTTGCTGGCGACGGTCGTGACCGTGCTTGACTTCGTCAGGATCTCCGCCTTGCGAGCGATAGCCTCCGGCGAGATGGTTAGTTGATAGCCATCCCCTGCGAGGATGAGCGTGGTGTCTTGTTGTTCGGTTGTCATAGTGTTTTATGGTTTGGAGAATGGTCGAGGAGGTGAAAGGTCGATGTGTCCCGTGCAGACGCAGCAGTCAAGTAGCAAAGCGCGGTATCGTTGGTGAAAGCAGGTCGGGCAGTGGTTCGGGGGGCAGACTCTCGCTCTGGCTTTGTGAGCGCGTTCGGCGAGTGCCTGCTTGATGCTTAGAAAGGTTGGTTGTCGGTCGGCTGGTGTGGATACTCCCACATGAGCCACGGGAGGCGGTGAAGTAGGATCGGCAGCATCCCGGCGCGGTATGGCTTGATTGCCAGCCAGACCGACTCCAAATCCTGCGGATCGCGCATCACGCACAGCTCTGTCTCGAATGCGTTCGAGGCTGCGTGCCAAGTTGTCTGCTCTGGATCCGCGTTGACTGGCGTCATCGGGATCGCCTCGCCGTTCGTCCGCGACAAGCTGCGGTTCTCCTTGTGCGCTGCCTTCTCCGCGATGACTGCTGGCTGGAGTGGAGTCTTGGAGCTGATGACCAGCCCCGCGCGGCGCTTTCCCGGCGGGTCGATGCGGTTGATGGCTGCTTCGACCTCTAGGTCGGCTGCGGTTGGTTGGCTTGGGTGCTTTGCGTAGGCGTCGGCAACGTAGTCCTTAAACTTAGCGTTGGCGGCTTTCTTGGCGGCAATGATTTCGGCGATTGTCATAGTGTGTGGTGGTCACGAATGCCGTCGAAATAGGCTGCGCTTTGCGCTTTTTTCTCAGCGTCAGCGTTGGTGATGTTAGCGATAAGAACGGTTAGCTCCTCAAGAGCAACCTCTGCAGCATAGGCGGCATGATGGGATTTACGCTCGGCTGCCGCAGCTTCAACTGCGGACGTGTGGCATTTGGCCACAGCTTTCTTAATTGCAATAATTTCTGTAATTGTCATGGTTGGTATTGGTTAATAGTCTCGCCCAGAAAGCCCCACCCTGCTTGCGCAGAGTGAGGCAATCCTTCGTCTTAGCTAGAGATCAGTATTCGTCGCCGCCGAGGATGTCAGCCAGCTCGGTCAGAGCGGCGACAAGTGCCGCGTCCTCTGCCTTGCCGTCGGCTTTCGCTTTGGGCAGCCACTTCTCGATGAGAGTTGCCACGCCTGCCTCGTCGACTTCTCCGAGCTTCTTACCCTTGTATTTACCTACGTGGATCTCGACCGACTCCCAGCCTGGCTCTTCGGATTTCTCCTCGGAGTCGCCAGCAGCGGCGCCATCGATCTCACGGTCGCGGATGCGGGTGTATTTGCCAGATGGCTTGAGAGTTGCCTTGTCGCGGTCGGGTGCCATGAAGCTGATATTCGCATACGTCTTGTCGTCTTTCGTCTCATGCTGGATGATGAGCTTGACGCCGTGACCGATGAGCGCCTCGAGGTCGAACTCGTTGAGTTCGTTGCTGGTCAGATCGCGACCCATGAGCTTCTTCAGATCCCTGCGGAGCGCTGCCTTTTCGTTGAGGCTCGGCGTGTATCCGCGTGACCAGATGCAGAAGCGGCGGTCGTTCTCTTCGTCCATGACCTCGGTTTCGAAGACGAGCCGGAACTCTTCTTTCTCGCCGTATTGTGTCATGCGTTTTTTCAGCTCCGTAACGTCCACCAAGACGGCCTTGATCGGTCCTTCGGTTTCGGGATGCGGGGTGAAGTTACTGTTCTTTTTTTCACTTAGTTTCATGTATTATATTACGTTATTGGTTTGTTGTTATTTGGGGAGATTAGTTCGGAAGCAGCCCGAGGCAGTAAGCGGCTATGATGCCGATAATGAATCCGGTGATCGTCGCTGTGACGATGACTGGCGTGAGAGTGCGGTCAACATTTATTGACTTGCGCTGATTCATCTCGTTTAGCGTGAGCTTGCTCAGATCGTCGATGTGGAGGCGGAGGAACTTGTCAGTTCCGGGCTTGATGTCGTAGTTGTTGTTCATGTTGTTAAACCCCCGCGCCTCCTCGGTCAACCGACCAAAGAAAACGCGAGGAGGGTTGGGAGAATTAGGCAGCTTTGAATGGAACGATGTTTGATGGCATGAGATACATCTCAGAATAAAGTGCCAGTTTGTTGGCAACACGTCCAACCATGTCCATCAAGTGAGCGTCTGCGGCCGCTGCCTTGTTTGGATTTGCAGCGAGTAACGAAACGATTGCGGCTTGTTCCGTTAAACGAATAATGCCGTGCGGGGCTTGTTGAAAAACTTCTTGGCGAGTGCCGCCTGTCAGGTCATTGTATGAGTAGATAAAATTGTCTACTGCTGCGCGGATTTGTGATTTGGTCGATTTCATGTTGGTCGGTTAATTTGGTTATTTTGGTAAGTCGCGTTGGCGATGTGAGGAAACTAGGCATTGCCTAGTTAAAAGTAAAGAACTATTTTTGATAGGATAGTCTCAAAGCAATCAAATCCTTTATTCTATAAAGGATGCATCGCCGAAAATAATTTTAAATTTCCTCATCGGTGAGGATGTATTCGATCCGGCGGTCGCCGATGATCGCGGCGAGCGTCTTGTCAAAGTCGATCCATTGCGAGGGTGGGATCGTCTGGCATCCCTCGGAGGAGGTGCCGATGTTGCCGCCTCGATGCAGGTTGATGCCGAAGACTCCTGTCTCGGTTACAGCGATCGTGCCGTCCTGCTTGATCCGCTCGACCGTGACAGGCGCCGAGCCTTGCCCGAAGGCCATGTAGCCGCGTGGCGATGACATCTTGTGCTTGAGCCTTCGGAATGACCAGACGCCCGGCTTGAGTCGTGCCATGAACTTCCCAGCTCCTGCGTTCCATCCGTAGCGGCTCGGGTCGGTGTTGGCGTTCCATGCGGTGAAGTCGTCAGGCGTGACGATGAAGATCGCATCATCGTAGATGCCGGTGTCGTTGACGCCAGGCTTGCCCATCAAATCGCGATAGTAGGCGCGAGAAGCGAAGATGAAAGTCGTCGGGAAATCCTCCGCCTTTCGTCCTGCTTCTTTCCATTTTCTCAGCGCAGCGACCTCGACTCGCTGGCGGCTGGCTTTTGGCTTGGAGTTTGGTGTCATGGATTACTTGGTTGCGTAGACGACGATTGCCTTGGCTGCTTCTCCGCTGAAAGACCAGTTGCGAGTGCCGTCTGGATCCACGGTCAGGTTGCAGCTCGGCAGGAGGAGGATCGGTAAAAGTAATAAAGTTTTCATTCTGGTATCAAGATCGCCTTCGGTGGGTTCGCCCAGATGGTCAGCTCGTCCTTGACGACCTGCCAGAACTCTGGCGACTCGTCGATCTCGCTGTGACCGTAGCTGTGGAATACGCCAGCCAGCTCGACGATCTGAGCCGGCGAGGTTGGGACGAGGTCGTGACCGTTGGGTCGATCGCGCTCTTGGCGGACGTAGACGGTCCGAGCGATCCCCTTCGGGATCTTGATCGTGCCGCGCTTGAGCATGGCGCGGAATGAGACGGCTTGTGCGAGAGTGCAGCGAGGCAGCCATGTGGGTCGATAGACTGGGTCGCAGGCGACCCATAGATCGATGTCGAGTCCGATCTCGTAGGCGTAGCGAGCAAAGGCCGTGGTCGCTGCTTGCCCGTGCGAGTAGCTGAGGATCGCGACGTTGGTCACGCGCTGCCTGCGGAGTTGATCGGCAAGAGCTTTGACGTTCGACTTCCAAGTGCGGGGTGCGTAGACGTAGATCTCGCCCGGCTTCGCGAAGGAAGAAACGATGCGGAAGAATCCGTCCTCGAAGCCGTTGCGGTTGTCCTCGGACTCTTGGAAGCCGGAGAACGATATGATCGCTCTCTTGTTCATTACTTCCGTTTTTTTGCGAAATTATAGAGCGTGACCAGCCCGA